TGTAGGCCACTTCCAGTCGAGTACGATATTGTTGTTCGCATCAGCAGTTACGGTACCATCCATTTCTGGACGATCGGCGATAAGACCCAACTCATCCTTATGGAAAAATTTGGCACGAACTGCTATAGGATTGACATTAAAATATGGAATCAAATTACGCTTGCTGCGATAACTGACGTAGACAAAAGCCATATCCGACTGATTCCCACACAGGACGCAATTCTCTGGGCCAACAACAACAATCTTGGAAGAAGAAGGACTGGTATTGTCCATAATCTTCCAAAAAGTCGTGTCCCTAGGTACTGCATGTGCAGGAATAAGTGCACAATCCGTCTGAAACCAAAAGATATCTGAAAAGAAGATCCAGTCTTCCTTCGGTTTAACAAACAGCATTGACAAATTCTTTTTACACAATCCGTGTAATTGAGAATCTGTCATGGTCCGATTATCCACGGACATGTACTTTTCGACGACGGTGTTCATCCACACATCTTTGGTATTATTCTTCGCGATCAATTCTTCCTCAGATAGACCCATAAAATTTTGGTTTTCAATGGGAGAATAATCGTGATTTACTCGCAACTCCTTTTCAGACAGGGTAGCGGTAAAATCAACAGGCGGTGGTAATTCCAAAGACTCAGAAGGGGCAGAATTGCTCACATACAGGGATCGGATCATGATAGCAGCAGTGCCAGCAATGAGTCCAAGACCAATAACTTCCAAGAGTGCCTTAATGTAGGGGTTGTACTTGTCGCGATGGGCCTCAGCCACATCAGAGATTGCAGTTCTACGATCAGACAGAGTTTGGTAAGCGGATTGCCTCAAAAGAAGCGAGTAACCAGAGGCCCAAAACCACATGGTAAAACCAGTGGTGATGAGCATCATATGATACGAACCGCTAAAACAACATCTTTGGAGCAAGCCAAGGCCAAATAAGAAAAGGCCTCTAGCTCCATACGTATGTGCAAGTTTTATGCGACGACACAGTTTAACGTCCTGCAGTACAGGGGCAAGACGACGGACAAATCCAGTGTCCCAAAGATTGTCGGGTAGCCAATACCACCACTGAAGAAAATCCTCAGTGCTGATGTGATCGACTAAAGTGGAAACAACCGAATCAATGGCTTTTTC